GGGTTATTCATCCCGGCCAGTTCGTCACTGGCCACCCACCTAGACACTTTGCGGTGTTTAGGTGTGGTGGTCTGCCCACTCCTGTACGGACGTATGTCCGTCAGAGATTCACTATGACGATAGTCATAGAAGAATTGGGTTAGATCACCATGTCCCTTGCCTCGTTTGAGGTTAGGCTTAGAAGCAACGGTTAACACCCGTACTTCATGCCTGTGGAGATCAGTATTCCACCTACGTTGTAGGTGGTCATCTGAGTAACCACTACCTGTTACGATGCCGAGGGTCCCGGAATCCGGACGGACGAAGGGAAGAAGTTTTAACTCTTCCTTCGGAATTGTCTTTAGGACATAGTTCGCGGCGTTCCACCAACCTTTACGATAAAAGTTGTTGGAGCATTCGAGAACGCTGACCAAGGATTCGGGAGCTGGGCTGTAAACCTGCCGGAAGTATGCAGGGGTAACGTCTACCCCGGCATATGCGTCCATGCCGCACGACTCGCGGAAGAATCCGTGAGCGAACGACTTCGACTCATTAACCTGCAGGCGCAGTGAGGATAGCATCCTCACCAGCACCGGGTATCCGTCAGTGGGGATGATGATATCATCTCCAAAGACGCGAACCTGTTTACAGAGTTCCTCTAACTGCGTTTGCTCCTTAATCCCTCTCGCGAGGGCCAAGGCCCAAACAGAGATCATCGTGAAGATGACAGTCTGTATAGGAAACGTCAGGGCAGAGCCCTGCGTGGCAAACTTCCTAAGTAGGATGATATCACTATCATCCCCTATAGGAGACAAGAGGACAGCTCTAGTCCGGCACGCATGCATTGCATCCAGGAGACTACGGTTTGCCTGGAAGCAATATTCAACGAGACGGCAAGTTAGACGGTCGCTGGCCGATTTAAGGTCAACGGTCGCATAACTCCTAGAAGCAGAGGCTTCCCTAGCCAAGTGACGAGATGTCTCTTGGCTCCTGAAATCGATACTATCCCGAAGGATAGACTTTTTCAGGCGGTCTTCGATCCATCGGGCTAAGGCGCCCTGCACCCATTGGTGGCAGGTCGGCTCGGCAGCGATTATTCGAGGACCAGTGGCAGTTTTCGGCACAGCAAAAAGCCGTGACGGAAATTCCACGTAACGAACATAATCGGTATATCCAGAATTAGGACATCCGAAGTGGTCGTAAGGGAAGACTGACTCAAGACGATGGGTCCAATAGGCGTGATCGTACTTAGTACCATCATGCTTGTCGGAGACAGCGCCAGGTCCATGCTTCGGTTGTAGCACGTAAGGATCGATTGCTGCTGCTGGTGAGTAACCAGCAACATCATCGAGATCATTAAGGTCGAGACCAAAATGATCTAACGGCCCGAATTGAGAAACAATTCTCGCAGTGAAACTGCGGAATCCATCCCAATCCAAGTCGATATCATATTCGTGCATGGGATCGGAGTCAAGCAGATCTGCTTGATTCCTGTCGACACTACGTCGCCCCCAAAGGGGGTGGCCGTAACGACGACTCCAACTAGGATAGTCAATATCCCAGCTGTCATCCCACGGTGTGGGGAGAGACCTTTCAGTCTCTCGAAAAGTGGAGATAGACTCAATTTTGAACCTTTCTTCACAATCGATAAGTAGCTTCTTTGCGAATAGGAAAACCTGTCGCAAGGACGCTACGTATTCGGCCACATCGGCAACGCGAAGCGTTCCATCCTCCTCAAAGATGCCAGACCAAAGCCCATGTAGGAACTTTGGCCGGACGTCTAGTTTCGACTTAGCCCCGCAGAGGGGCGGCCGAGACTCTAAGAGGAAACCTTCATCTAAACTCCTTTCCAGGAATTTTGAAAGTGAAGGTAGGGTTATCGTGTACAACGGTAGCCCTGAATCAAGGTCTGCTTTTTGCAGACGCGAGAGATCGCGTTCTAAACCTTGACGGATGGATGGGTGCTTAAGATAGAGATCTGAAAAGATCGCTATTGCTAGGCCCCGAACGACGAGATGCTCGCTTTTCATATATCCTCCTTTCGAGTGATATATCGAGTGATGTGTCAAATAACGCGCTCTTCCGGTTACGTACCGGGTGTGATAACTAGAGTTTAGTTGTCACCGACGACCAGCGTGTCATCAAGCGTCAGGAGAAGGGTGTTAAACCCGACCCAAGTCGCAAGAAGCTTAGCTGGATCGACGCCATCGCGTTCACGCAAAGTTACCGTAGAGGTCATGACCTCTTCCAACGCCGTTGGCGTTGCGAAGACGACATGTTCAAGCACCACATTGTGGCGGTTGAAGACCTTGCCTTGAGCGGAGTCCGTCGAATGACGGATCTTCATCTCAAGTTTGCGAATACCATCGCGGTAGCGATAAACGCTACCGAAGTTGTCCTGATTCTGACGCAAAAGCGTATAGGCAGTACCACTGATGGTGATGGAGAGAGTGTTAGTGAACATCGTCGTTCATCCTTGCTGGTCACAATGACCAAGGGTTGATGTTTCTACCCTTTAGCACAGAAAGGCTAGCAAGGATAGACAATTGTCCCAAGTCGAAACCTGGGATCCTGAATTCAGGAAGATTTATCGGCGGAATACCGACCTGACGTCTCTTTACTTCACGTAAAGAGGTGTAGGCGGAATACCTAACCCTACCACTGAGAAACTCAGCGGGGGGGGTCGTGATTTTCACATAACTATGTGACATCACACAACAGCTGGTGACGCGAGCGTCAACCATCATTGCTTTGGAAGCAAGAAGGTCACCGAAGTTGGTGAACCAATCTACTAGCCAAGACCAAGGTATCAAATTCCAGAGAGTAGAGGGGTACTGCGCGGCAGATAAGCCGAGCAGAATACGCCTCAACTCCCAATCCGAGATGGATGGAAGAGGGGCCAAGGGTCCTGGGACGTACCGTAAGGTAGCCCAACGAGCCTTGTAACTCTCGCGAGTCCATGGAATGGAAAACGATCGAGCATCCTTCGACCAGATGGCACTTACGCCCTCTGACTTGAAGACACTAGGTCGCTCCAACCATATCCTCCTCTTCAGGCCCATACCACTATGAAGCTTCTCGATCTCTTTCCTCCGTCTTTCGACGGATTCAACGAGAGTAAGAAGCTTTATGAGATCGCTAACGTACGGGTTTGCACCGAATCCTAAATTTAGGTTCACTGCAGCCGCGTGACTGAGGCCTGCGCCTCCGGGGTCAAGAGGACCCCGCTTAGCTAGCCTATGAGGCCTTCTCCGTGGGTCGTAATGAAGCTTGTTCTTCGCATATAATGCGAGGTCCATGCCATCACGAACCATGCGTGGTATATCTCGCATCTCTGCGAGAAACAGCGGTAGACTTATCTCCGCTCGTCCAGGATGGGTGAGATTATGAGCCTTTAGGGCTGCATTAGCTTCACTATCGATGAACGATGGGAGATCGCTGTTGACTGAGGGCGCTGCCGGGACACTAGTCCAGGTCAGCGTACCAAGAAAACCAGCAGACTGGGTGCCGTTCAATAGGCCTCCTTTCTGCTCGTTCCTTCGCAACAAGAAGAAGTTGTCCGATTCGAAAGCATCTGTCATATCTTCGACAGATGAAATCTGCTCGGGACGTTCGATGACTTCGGGAGTCGTGGTGGACCTATGGTACACCCCGATAACCTTGCCATCGCTTCTTGTTCTCAGTCTTG